TCCATTGATTCTCAGCTTGATCATCTTGGTCTACTTCAAAGTCACTATCATCTCCTTCTCCTCTTAATCTAGATAAATCATTATCTTCGCGATCTATTTCTTCGTCATTTCTCTCTTCATCCAAATAATCATCCACATATTGAGCCATATTTTCTTCTGATACTTGTTTATTTCTTCGCACATTTTTCTCCACTTGTGCTAGTTTTTCCATCTCATCTCGCTCATCATCATAATCTTCTGCTACATATTGTGTGAGACCCTTTTTCAAACCCTTGTTCCAAGCACCAAGTTTATTTATTTTCAATGCGGTATCTACATTACGTTCTTCATCATTCATCGCCTTCAAACGATCAGTGAAACTATCTTTTTCTTTTTCCTTTGTCTTGAACAAAATATCCATAATATTCTCATAACTCATATCTACTAATCCTTTATGTTGACGCATAATATTCAAAAAAGTAATTAACAGCTTTGCAACTCTCTCCTTCAAGTCTGACAAATTTCCAGACAAGATAATATCTGTCAATTTTTCTTTCGGTTCCATAGCAGTATTTGCCAATTCTAATTGTTCAGTTGTTACAAGAGAATCATCCTCATTAACATCTGATTCGGGCATAGATAAATTCACCATTTCTTCGTCTCCTGCCAAATTTGCATAAGTCATCAAGGTCTGTAACACATAATTCTCAAATAACATAATACTTGTTCTCTTATCAAAAATATTGTGAACTGATTTTCCTTTATAAACAATATTGGTGAAGGATGGCGTCTCTAATGCAAGCAATAATAAATTATTGCATTTGGTTTGAATAGTTATCAATACATTTGTTAGTTTTTCGTCATCATAAAAGGGTCTTAATGTAGCATAATAATCGCGAATACTGTTTGCAATATCCCTTTCGTGATTTCCAGATAACTTCAAATATTTTTGGATCTTCACCGAATTAAAGTCCACTTTGTTCAATATCATTGTTGGGAATACTACTATCATATTTCTCATAAACTCTTTGATAAATTTCAGGGAATTGTACCTAACATTATCGGAAATATAATATTCTTGTTTTTGTTCTTCTAACCTTGCTTCTGTTTCTGCTTGTGCTTGTGCTTCTGCTTCTGCCTCTGCCTCATCTCCCATATTCTCCCATTTCATTAACCCATCAATAATAGCCTTCACATTTCTAATGTTTGTTCTACTGAGCTTTGAATTGTTCTTTATAAATTCAAACAATCCTTCCTTCAATCTATCGTTGGATCGGCTCAAATAATTTTTGAAAGACTTCATCTCTTCATTATCCTCTTCTACTGTAAGATAATATGAATCCAATAGTTTATCTAAATTTTTAACTAATGACTCAGGTACAACTTCATCTTTTTCAGAATTGATGGATTCAATTAGATCACGGAATTTCTGAATTGGCTGCTCTTGAACCTGATTCACATTAATATCCACAATATTATGACGTTCTACTACTTGCATCAATCTCAGCAACTGTTCATTGTTATAATCACGACCAGACTGTTTCAATTTACGAATTTTCTCACTCAAACTGTCCTTATTTGTTAAAAACCCAGGTTCTGGTTTATCCGAACAAATGGGCAACAAATCTTCATTCATTGGGATCAAATTACCGAATCTACAATACTTAATAAAAGCTAGATATATAGTCTCCTCATTATATTGGTCTGTAAGTGGAGGATAAATATTCTTAGTATTCTCTCTTGAAAACATATAAGATGCTTTGGTAATAGCATTAATGTCTGTTAAAATATTTGACAAATCCTCCACAATCTCATTATAACGTTTAATATTAGGTTGAGCTTCTTCAAAATATTGTATTGTCGTTTTGTCAATATTCTCATTACAACAAGAATTCTCCAAAAATGGCTCACCTGCAGCACTTGTCAATAACAGTTTGTTTTCCTTTTCTTTCACTACTTTTTGGATTAATTCTTGGATAGCAAGAGAGAAAAAGATCGTCTTGGATTGAAGCACTAAAAGTTTCTCTCTTTGAATATCCGAACCAGATTTCAAATCGTCTAATAAAACCTTCTTAAATTGCGATGAAACATTTTCTAATAAATTACTCTTGATAGTAAAAGGCATTAATGGAGGCAAAAAGTTATTCCATTTCAACAAACTGTATTCATCTGGGATTTGATCGCCACTTGGATTAGACATCACATATTCCACCTTCTCTTCTAATTTGCGAATTACATCACTATGTTTCAATAAGTAGTTGTCTGTAAATGCCATTATTTTATCCTTGATTTTATCTGCCTTGGATCCTTTGAGTGCCGACCACGGTTCTATTGCGCTCTTGGATTTCTCTGCCACACAAGCCAAATAGGTGATACCCGAAAAATCTCCTGTTTTACCCTCCAATGGGTAACCATCAAATGCACGTACACAACCTGGATATGTTTTGCGCGTTTTAATAGAAGGTATACTAGTTTGTGCAGCTATTAAAAAAGCACCAAGACACAAATAAAGAATTGTTAAATTATATACTTCAATATAGGATGGCAGTTTTTTCCCTTTTTTCACCATTTCTTCCACTTTCTTCTTGTATTCTGGTTCCGATGAAAGAGCAACCCTGAAAGCATCCAATACTACCTTCGATATAAATTCGCGTTTATCGTTCATATTCACACCCATTGATCCAGATAAGAATGTAACCACATTATTGATGATTCTAGTCTCTTTCGTTTCCGACTTCTTACCTTGTTGTTGTGCAGTTTTCAATATACTGTCACCAATATCTTGTTCCAATAAGTCGCGAGATTTGATTTTGAATCCCGATGCTTCATATCCCTCTTCTACGTCATAATCTATTGCCTTAATCGGATATCCACTGTTCTTATCCACCCACATATCGCCATCATCGCTCAACTTACCTACAGCTTTGATAATTTGAGCCATTTCATCTAAATAATCCTCTTCACTGATCAAGTATGCTTTTGCAAGTGCGTAATAAAAATACGGCATTAACCAAGTATTGGTTTTTATACAATAGAGCCAATAATCATTTTTCGGGTCAGAGTCCACCTCATCTGGAGTTGCCTCCCTAGTAAAACGTCTGCAAAATCGCACAATATCATTCTGTTTTTTCACGAAGTCTTCTGTTCCTAAAATGGCATCTCTCAACTTTGTATAAGGAGAAACAACTGGCGCATTTTCCTCGCCCTCTTCACTCAAGCCCATCTCATAATGTTGCTTGTTGTATTTGTATTTGCGATTTCTCTCAATCTTCTCTAAACTTGGCATAACTTCTAAGCAATATTCAAACTTCTTTTCAAGCAACTCTTCTTGAACCTCCTTTGAATACTTATACTTCTTATCAAAAGCACTGATCATTTGTTTCAATGCGGTCTCTTCTAACTCTGCCTTATTCAACTCTAGGGAATCACAAGATGATTTGAACTTCTTATCAACTTCAATACAATCTTGCTGCAAATTACATAAAACGTTGTTATCTTTTGATACAATATTTTCATCTGTTAAATCAGTCATTATTGTCCATTGGTTGCCTTCACGACCATAATATGCATAATCATTCTCGGGATTTAAATATACTATAGCCAAGTCACCATCTGTAACAGCCCTCATTCCATTCAATAATGCATCTGCAATAATTGGTGCATCATCTACATCATACTTATTTTTGGATATGAGTTTACCTTTTAAGAACTCTTCAAAATCATCTGGTTTCATCTCTATTTGTTCTTTCTCGTAATCATTCAAAATTTCATAGTTGGTCTTATCAAATGCTTTATCGTAATAGATTTTTTTGCCATTATCTGCTTCCAAATCTTTAACGCTTGAGTATTGCTTTGCAATCACAAATTTCTTACAAGTATTTCTCTCACCTGCAGCCTTTATATTATCTTTTGCAATATCTTGCTCATCTTCTAAAAACTTGGTGACGTTATTTGGCAACATAAGAACAATATTTTCCAATGAAACCGCCACGTTATATAAGTTGCCAAAATCGCGCAAACACAATTTGAGAAGCAATTCAGAATTCGTTAATTTTTCATCCATCAATTTCTCTGAATAAGAATCCATCACCTCCTTTCTTCTCGCAATGTTGTTGCCGAATAAATCCTTGATTGCTTTGGAAGAAGGATCTGATGTCTGTCTATAAGAAACATTCTTTAATAATGAAAAAACCTTGCTCTTTTCCACAAAAGATTTCTTATAATCAATCATTTTTTGTTGAAGAAACTGGTTTATCTCCTTGTACTGCATATATGTCAGATCATCTGTATAGATCAAAAATGGTTCCAAAAATCCAACTACATCTTTCAAGGTTAATTTACCCTTGATGTATTTCTTTACCAAGTTGAACAAAATGCGGGTTTTGGGTACAATTACAGACAAAAATTTAACATAGTTCTCATAAGACGATAGGTCTTTATCTTTTTCTGCCAATACATAATTCTTAATATTTGATAAATATTGATCTTCGCCTTCGCCTTGATCAAAGTCTAATTCTTTATCCAAGTCATCCACCATTATATTTTCAACAGCTGTTGACTTCTTAAGGATTTGCCAATAACTAAGAAAACTTCTGTTTAGATTTGCCTTTTGCATAATACTGGATGCCGGCAAATTGATTTGAGAGAAAATAATCGCTGGTTCAGGGAGCGTCAAAATGGAGGACAATTGTAGGTTATCAGCTCTTGTCAAAGGGACCACATTACTGATCATAGACGCACCTTTGAAATTCGTGGCTTCTAGCCTATTCTGACCTAAATTGTATTTTTGAATCAAAAAACGTCTGGTCTTTATATTATCATTTACTGCAACGGATGAATAGAAATCTCCTAAATTATCAATAATCACATTCAAATTGGTCTCAACATCTTCTTCGTATATTATACCAGATATGTATTCAGGATTAACATCTTCAAAAGGCGTTTCATAAGGGTTCAAGTCACTCATAAGAGTCACATATTTACTTTGCTCTTCACCAGCTGAACCCGCCTTGTAGGTTTTTATAATATTATCCATTGCCATCAAGTCATCGGTTAAGTCTAGTGACAAAATGGTTTGGTTTTCATTTTCTTCGTCATACTTTACATTATAAAGTTTTTTTGTGTTTTTTGCAACTGGGAGGAGCCAATAAAGAGCTGTCTTAAATTTTTCTAGATCCTTTGCCAACGGTTTCCATTGTGCATCTTTTCTGAGCGCACCCAATACATTTCCGTATTCATCAAAACTGGAAAATGCTAGACGGAGTTGCTTGAAACGTTCTATCATAATATGAATGTTGTTGAGGACCTTGGCAGTTCTCTCTACACTTGGAACATCAGACAATAGTTCATCCAATAAATCATTGGTTTGTGAATCAATATTGAATCTTTGCTTACTTGCATCTACCCCAACATATTGCTTAATTGATCCAACCTCTTCACCAAATTTTATTTCATTTGCATATATAATGAACTCACGCGCTTGATCCTTTACCTTTTCTACTGAGACGTCTAATTGTCTCTTCTTTCGCCTTTTTTTCTCAGTTTCTGAATCTGATTCTGATTCTGATTCTAACTGTTCAAATTCATCTGCTTCTGCTTCTGCTTCTAAACCTTCATCTGTTTTTTTTGCTGCCTCAGGCGCTTCTCTCACTTCAATCGTTTCAATTGGTAAATCGTCCGGCAACCCCTTGTAAGCAAAATTTAAATAAATGACATCATTATCCGGAAGTGTTAACTCAATCATATCTGACTCTAAATTGGATATCCTACCTGTAATAATAGCTGGATATTCACCTCCAAAATAGATGTTCACCCATTTTCCAGGTGTCAATCCATTTTGCATTGCATACCCCTTCTCAGGATTACGATAAATAAGTTCAATTCCCTGTATTGATCCATCGCCTAATATTCCATCTTTTATTTGTAATGTGCGTTTTTGTAAATCATCAATATTAATTAAATTCACACGACCATCATCAATATATTCAATAATAAAAGTATTGTTATTGTATATTTCATTATCTGGTGAATGAAAAAGCAACACGTCGCCTAATTGAAGCTTTTGACCCTCTTCTGATTCATCTTCATCTTTTTTTTGAGCCTCTTCAGGAGATTCTATTTCTTCTACACTATCTTCAACTACTGGATTCTCAACATCAGATTCATCACTTGAATTATAATCTGCTATAATATTCCCATCTTCATCTCTTACAATATTTGCTTCATAGTCTGAATTGGATATTTTTGATGACATTACCCTATATTTATAATAGAAATTTTTATCTCTAACGGAAAATCAATAAATATATATGGTTTAAAGACAAAATGCTATTTAATTTATTCATATGGAACACAATTTGTTGACTTTAAGTGAAGATGGTAATTTGGTTTATCATTTAAATAATATCCCAGGATTCAATGAAGTCCTTCTACAAAGCCCACCTGTTCAGGATCCTCTGACTGGAACTCTTGCTAGTAAGTGGGACTCACTAAAATTCAGCAAAATATTTTGCCATAGTCAAAATCATCCGTCATATGGAGTGATTCGTTACGATAAGCACCTTCTATTAAATGATGATAAACCTAACATTGGTCTCCTACGTTCCGTAATTGTAAATAGTAGTGGAAAAGTCGTTGCTTTTGCCCCACCAAAATCCATTGATTGGCTCACGTTTTCAACATTGCATCCAGAGAAAAACGACAACATTGTCGCCGAGCAATTTGTGGAAGGAACAATGATTAATGTATTTTGGGATCCTACCATCGGAGTCAGTGGTGCTTGGGAAATTGCCACTCGCAGTAATATCGGTGCTGAAATTGCGTTTTATCACGAGCCAGGCAAACCAGTTATCACATTTAGGTCTATGTTTATGGAGGCACTCAAAGAAACCGGACTAGACTTCAATAAGTTGAACCCATTGTACTCTTACAGTTTTGTTTTACAACATCCGCAAAATCGTATTGTGGTACCATTCAAAAAACCCGCCTTGTATCTTGTTGCCGTTTACGAGATCGTTCATACCGAAGGTAATATTGTGAATATAACAAACGTTGATATGTCTCTTATAAGAGAACAACACGAAATATGGGGTCACACAAGTGTGCAATTCCCGGAAATATATCACGACTGGAAATGCGTCACAGACCTTATAGATAAATATGCGTCTATGAACACTAGTTATGATGTGGTCGGCGTTATTATCAAGAACTTGAATACTGGTGCACGATCCAAAATCCGAAATCCTGTTTATGAAAACGTCCGGCATTTACGGGGGAATCAACCGAAACTGATGTATCAATACTTGAGCTTACGCCAAGAGGGGAAGGTTACTGAATATTTGAAGTATTATCCCGAGCATAAGAAGGAATTCTCGTTTTTCAGAGTGCAGTTACATAAATACACATTGGCACTCTATCAGAACTATATTGACTGTTATATCAAGAAACAGAAGCGTTTGCGCGAATATGCCGAAAAGTACAGGACACATATGTATAACATTCATCAGATCTATGTCAATAAATTGAAAACAGAAGGTCGTCATATTTCAAACAGCGTTGTTATTGACTATGTGAACAAGGTTCATCCGACTTTGCAAATGTATGCGCTGAACTATGATATGCGCAAGAGACAAGTGGATATTATTAAAGTAGAATCTGATGCAGGACAAGATGCTGAAACTATTGTATAAAAATCTCTACATAATATATGTTATCATCTATTTCATCAAAAAGTGGAACAAATCATTCTTCTCATAGAAAAGAAAACCATAGTCTATCCAATAGCCAAACAGGTCTACTATTAGAAGCAAATCAAGCTGTTGAACATGAACCTTTAGAAATGAGCGTTTTAACAAAAGAAAAAAAAGAAGAAAAAGAATCTAAAAAACTTAAGAAAAAAGAAAAGGCTGCTGAAAAATATGCGGAGTTATTTCCAGAAAATTTAATACTTTTGATTTCAACTCACGGAGAGATCTGTGTCTCTGAAAAACATCCAACATATTCAGAAGTATTTGACATACCTAAAAGTATTCAGTATGTTGCAAAATTAAATCTTGCACCACTTGGAGTTTCCGCAATATTAACTGCTGCTGATGTTAGGAATGTTAGAGATGCTTGGACTAGTCATAATCTATCAAAAAGCTTGAAGGATGATTATAATTATACAAGTCTGGTTCAAATTGATCAAATGATCCAACAATTAATGAAAAGTGAAGAATTCGTTGATCAATTGAATCATCAGGAAAATGAGGATGTTTTAACCCACTTTATGCAAACAGTCCAAAAAGAAGTTGTCCCTTTTTATAGACAAAGACTTATTGATGATTATAAAGAAGATTATGATTATGATAAAGCAATCCAGACTTTTAAAAAGGCAGTCAATTTGCATTATATTGCAGTTGAAGGGTCCGAAAGAATGCCTCAAAGTAAAATAGATAAATTAGAAAAGAAAAACATATTTCCACATTTGTTTCCTCCAAGAGCTAATAAGGCGATGGTAGATAAAAATTATGAGACCGGAATTGCATCTGACAATAGAACAGTGGATCCAAAGAATTTTGGTATTATTGCGTTGAACTTGAAACAAGGGAAAAAACATTACAACTTATTTCCTGATATTCTTGCATCCTTGGGAAAACGTAGTCGTAGTAGTTATAGTAGTCTTAAATTGAAAACAAGTGAAATATTTGATTTTATAAGTAAAATTAAAAAGTCAAATGGCGAACCAGCAGTAAAAAGGGTCCTTATAATGGATCTTTCTTGTTCGGGATTTCAAGGAGAAAATCCTGCTTATGAAAGATTATTGACTAGATTTACACAAGATTTTGCTTTTGGAACTAAGAAATATGGAAAAACTGAAAAAAATGGAAAAATTGGAAAAACTGGAAAAACTAAAAAAAAGGCACTACACAAAAACTTGAAAAAACATAAGAAAACAAGAAGAAAAATTAAATAAAATAATATATTAGTGTTTAATGATTTCAGCATCAGCATCAGAATCTAGCAAATCTGCAAAAAGGAAAAGAGAAGAAGAAAAAATTGGTGATCTTTTTCCATCAACTGTAGTTGTTGTTTTTTCAACTCACGGTATGGTATGCCATAATCTAAAAGCAAAACATCTTATAGAAACATATGAAATACCTGAAGGCATTGCAATTGAAAAAATAAATATTGCACCAATTGGTGTAGCAGCTTTACTTAAAGATAATCAAATGCCTGAATTTGACCTTGCGGAAAAACAACCAGATTTGGGAGTTGCGATTGCTGAGTTTGAATCAAAATCTGAAGTTCAAAAGATTAAAACTATTATTGAAAAAGAAATGGGAGAAAAACCTGGAATAAGTTACACCGAAGATGATGCAGAAATACAGGATTTTGTAAATAGATTATTTACCAGATTAAAAGATTTTTATATGGGAACAATGTTAACCGAAGATGAAGATGTAGAAGAGCGAAAAACAATTGATGATGCGGTTAGTTTACACATTTTTGAAGATAAATCTCCAGATCCAGATTTTGTACCTTTCACACCAGAACAATTATATTCACTTGCTAAAGATAACATATTTCCTCATATTTTTGAAGAAGGTCAACCAAGAATTATGGCAAATAAAAAACTAGTTACTGGGAAAGAATCGGAAAAAGGACCCAATCCTTGGACGAATACAATATTTGCATTAAATGTTGAAGAAATACCTTATTTTGATTTATTCAGTGCTGTTAGGGAATCAATGGGTATGTCATCACGTAGTAAAGAGAGTCTTTTTGTTAAAACAAGTGATGTTGTTGATTATTTATCCAATGTTACTAACTCTGCTGGTGAAAAAGTTGTAAAAAAAATTATAATTGTTGATTTATCTTGTTCAACATTTAGTAAATTCGTATCTCCTCATAAAGAAACATTAACAAAACAAGGTAAATCATATGGATGGGGGTTAAAAAAGAAGAAGCATAATTCTAGGAGATCCAGATCCAAGACTAGTTCAAAGAAAAATAAATCTAAAAAATTCAAAAAATCCAAAAAACCTAAGAATAAAACATCTAAAAAGGAGTAAGAAAAATAAATAATTATAAAAAATTATTTATTTTTTTCTAAAAGAACAATCAAATAATATTTTGTTGCTCCACTTTAACCCGAAGCGTAGTAAGTGGAGTGGATTTAAAACTTCTTACCAATAGTATCAAAGACAATCTTCAACTCCTCCAAACATTCCAACATATTCTGTTTCACTACCGAAGTATCTGCAACAACTTCTCTATACGCCACTCTTAAAATACTATCTGGATCGTGAGGATGTGCATTTACATATCCACAATAACTTACTGTCTTATTGGACTCAAAGAACTTAGCATACATTGCATATTCCAGCGCCTTGCCAACTGTGTAATTATCATCTATTAGAAACACATCATAGCTGTTCTTTATCGTGCTGTCTGATGGCGTTATCTGAATATCATTCGTCTCAATTTCGGTTTGCAATTTGACCAACCTTTGCTTCAAAATTTTACACGCCAGTTTCACTAGATCTTGGTTGCTATAAACTCCCACGGTTTCAAGAACAAAATCAAAACTATCTTTCTTCGTTATTCGCTGACCTTCTAGCAACTTCCAGTCTTTCTTTGCAAACTCAATCTCATCCTTGGTCTTGCCGTCATCTTTCCATTTTTGCGCCTTCTTATCTAATTCCGCTTCTATAGCCACAATATCAAATGTATAACCATACGCACAAGTTGACACCATATTGAACATTGAGTCTTCTTTTGGACTACCTACAGAAAACTCACTAATGAAATGGATCTGTTCTCCTCGGATCTCATCCGAAATGCGTGGTCTCAACCGCACAAAATCAATAAAATCCCCACTCAATTCATCTCGCGGGAATATTTCAAGCGTCTCTTTCTCTCCTAGGTACTCGCCATTATGAACATTCTTGATCTTGAAATCGCCAGTTGTCACGTAAATAACTGTGTCTGTATTATTTGTCACATTCACTTCAACAACATAATCCTTGATCGGAAATTTAGAATCTGTAATATGAATAGGAATACAACTCAAACGCTGCTTCAAAATCTCATTGTTCAAGCGCGATGTATTCACAATGATGGAACACTTGTTCTCTTCATATGGAGTTGTTCTAAATACAATAGATTTAATATCAGAAATAATGGTTCGGCGAAGAGCATTTGCCAAACTGACATTTACACCACTTAAGGTAAACTTAAGGTTGCCATTATCTTCGGAGATGGAATCAATGATTGGGTTCATTCTACTGTCTATATTATACTGGTATTATTTAATACAAAATAAAATAATCAATTTTTTATTTTATTTTGTTTTGAGAAAAGTGAGTTAAAACAATAGTGAAATAACCTAAGTATAAATTAATGAGTTCAATACTTTATTATAGCAATTTTTGTGAACATTCCAAGAAATTGTTGCAAGCTTTGTCAAAAACTCAATTAAGCAAAGATATTCATTTTATATGTATTGATAAAAGGACCAGGGGAGAAGACGGAAAGACTTACATTATTTTAGAGAACCAACAAAAAATTGTTATGCCTGAAAATGTTACCAAAGTGCCAGCATTACTCCTTTTGACCCAAGGATACAATGTCCTTTATGGTGATGCGATCTATCAACACTTGAAACCTAGACAAGAAATTGTTACAAAGCAAGCTACCAGCAATAATATGGAGCCTATGGCTTTCTCACTCGGAGGCGGTGGATTTAGTGGAGTAGCATCCGATAATTTCAGCTTTTTGGATATGGATTCGGACCAATTGGGAACAAAGGGGGACGGTGGTATGAGACAAATGCATAATTATGTGCCACTCAACTATCAAGATTCTATTACTACTCCAACTGATGAGCATGATTATAAGCAACCTAAATTGGGTGGTGAAATGACGATTGAGAAATTACAAGAACAGCGAAACCAGGAACTTTCTGTCTTGTCTCAACAACAAAAGAGAATATAGTTACTTATTAAAAGACTCAAATTTATTCCCTTCTAGTCCACACATAGAATCAATACCTCTTGCAGTTTCACAAAAAAAATATTCTTTTGGTTTATCAGGTTTAACTATTTTTACTCCAGTAATCAAATATTGAAGATAATCTCTTTCCCTTTCTCTTATATCAGAAATGTCTTCTTCTTTCGCAAAAAGTGCACATTTGTAAGATGGATTGATTGTCATTACATTTTTAATATGATGTTTACAATTTGCACAAATTTTTGTGGCCTCACTTAAAAATAGAAATGTCAAACATACATATAAAATCAATTGCATTATAATTGTATTAGTTAATTGATTTTATATTCTTTTATTTATTAATTATTAGGCGTTTTATCTATCAGCACTTCTTTTGCTACATTCGTTATAACCTTACCAAATAAGGTGTCATCCTCTTCTATATCTGCACCTCCAGTGCATTTTGTAAGTATTTTAACATATTGATCGTGTTTTCTTGAACGAACATCCTTAGAATCCGGATTTAATGCAACCCATTCACTTATTTGTTTGAAATTTTTTCCTCCAACATATTGAATTGCCTTTTTGACCTTTTTATTGTCTTCATCTTTTTCCCAAACATCATTATCCTTGATATACATAACCTCGCGTTTTAAATCACTGCAATGAATCGGTCTCTTATAAACGTCCAGATCTCTCAACCCTCTTAAGAAAATATCACTAACACCTTTTACATAACCTACATTCCCAGTGTTTTCCAAATCGGTTACACTTAATTGAAGGGAATTCACAAAATCCATAATGTCCAAGGCGTCCTTACATTGCTCATTCAAGAAGAAGTTCATATTGAATTTTTGATTGTTATTGTTGGTTATATTGTTAGTTATTGAATTATTGTTGCCATTTTTAGCCAATTCAAATAGTTGTCTTTGATGTTCCTTGGCTTGTTCCATAAGCAGATCTGACTGTTCTTTAAGAAGATCCTTGAATTCATTGTTTTGTTGAAGAAGCATTAGAACCATCTCCTTGTCAATTGCCTTATCATCTTGTGATTTTTCACATTGATTTTCACCACTGCATTTTTGCTTATGTCTCCATAGTCCGGCACGATCATTATATTCCTTTTTGCAGGTGCAGACATACTTCTTGGCGTTGTGAGGCGTTGTTTTTTCACCACATTGGACACGATTTTGGTGTTTACGTGTGGATATATGTCTATGCCATTCAGTATTTCTGACGCAAGTTGTATTGCATAAATTGCAATGATATTTGCCATCGGTTTTAGTGAAATAATCGCTGTCGGACATTGTTTGTTATAACAACAGATTTTTCTCCTAAACCCTTTTTGGCGAAAATATATAAAAAAATTTATGCTCACAAACTTTTTATCCACGATTTTTTTTGTGAGCATTATGGTCATAAATGAAAAAAACAAGAAAAAGAGGTTCCATGAAGGATGGCCTATGGCCATTTTGGACATTTATTTTTGTCCAAAAAGCCAAAACGGAATGACTTTTTGGACCTTAAAAATCGCAATATTTTGATGTGACTGAGAATATTGGTTTTTCTTATTTTTCAAAAAAACATATGGGGAACATCGGGATAACAATTTTTATAAGATTATTGTGGCAAACCATAACCCCTATTTTTAAATTTCAACAAAACAAAATATGAATATATATTAATGATTCTCTTAGTAAATAATAGCAATAATGTTTTGAAGCTTTCTTATATTAATAAATTGAGGGGTGCATTAAAATCATTAATGATTCCTTATTACGAAACAGAATCAGTGAATGATGATGTCTTGAAATTGAAGGGAAAGATTAAGGGTATTATTTTGTCCGGAAGTTATCTGAAGTTGACCGAAAAAATTTTATTCAAAACGTTTGCAAATGACATTCGTTGTATATTAGAACTTGACGTTCCTGTATTAGGAATCTGTTTTGGGTGCCAACTTTTGACGATGATTTTCGGTGGAACTCTCTCTAACAAACACAACTTTTTCTGTGAAACAACTGAACTTGAAGTTGTAAACAGTCCATTATTTCAAGGCCTTGATGATCACAATGTTCAATTTTGTTTCTCCGACTTACCGATTGTAAGTAAACACGATGGTGTCAAAGAAATCGCCTGGTTCAAGAAGAATGGCAAGTCTCACGGTTGTGCATTTGAATTCAAAAAAGGCAAGTATTATGGCACCCTATTTCATCCAGAATTTCACGAACATTCCCATCAAATTTTGGCCAACTTTGTGCAAAATATATGTAAGAAATATTAGAATGATTCATAGTCCTTGATTATAAATCATTGTTAGAAGCGTGTAGGGTATAATTTTCAAATAAATTACAAAAAATCATTTGCCGCCAAAGGTCCACTATCTATAAATTCGCCAGATAAGGTTTGCCTCTCAGGATAACTAGGTGCCAATGGATAAGATCCACCGTAAAAACGTCTGTCAAATAGGCGCTGACCTTCATCAAATGTTTGACGCCAAGTATTTACGCCCTTGAAGTAATCTGGAGGCGGTCTATCTTTATCAGCAATCAATTTCGCCTTGGTTCCAATATCAGTTGTCAATTCAGAATATTGAGGAGTCAAATAAGAATACTTACCTGCATCATTTTGACCCCTGATTTCTTCATTATATGGAATCTTGTATTCTTCATCAGGTGAATGAGGGTTACATCCAGGACAATCAATATCACTTGAACATTGCTGACCGGTTTTGTAACAACGGGCTAAAGGTCCACACATATTGCTGCAGTCTAATGTATTATTAATAGGGAGATCAACAGTATGATTAGTATTTGGACTACCACTGTCTAGATATTCATTTCCATTGAAAGATTCTATTTTATTGGGTAATTTTTGAAAAAAATAATTTCCATTTTTTTGAATCCAATTAAATACCCAAAAAAATAATATTACTGCAAGAAATGCCCAAATCATTATATAAGATTTTTGATGACTCTTCATAAGATAATCAGAGAATAAAATAATTTGTTTAGCGAAAATTTTATATCCTTTTATAGTATGTCGGATAATCCAGATGATGAAACTGAAACTAAAAAAAAAAGTCAAGGAGGATTTTTTGTTACATTATTGAAAAAGGTTATATGGATGGTAATCTTCTTATTTGTCGGAATAGCTATGTTATATGGATGCAAGGTGGCGGCAGCACATTTAATTCCAACTACCTTGGGAACTTGTGATGTTAATTTTGATTCAATTGAGAAAAAAGGTAAAACGATAATTTCTGAAAGATTGTCTTGTGTTCAACCAGAAGAAATACCTGATACTACAACTGTTAATATTACTATTGCAAATAATAAACAAGGAGTCCCTTATTCTAAAAGGTTGACATTTAGTTATAAGGAAATTTATGAAAAATATATGAACACTGGTGTCTTGAAATATCTGAAATTATGGCAAAATGGTAATAATGCTTCAAGGGGAAAGGCTTTTCTAAGCAGAATGATAGAAGGCGCTATTTTTGCAAACTTTTCTATTTTTTCCAAGGTTTATGAAACATTGAATAGCGCTGCATCAACTCCTTTGGCTGAAACGTTGGTTATTTTTATATTACCAATGATTTTTATGTATGTTTATCCATTATTTATCATTGTAAATATGTTTTTATTTGTTGGATTTTTCTTTTTTAATTTAAGTGTTTTTACTAAAAAAAGAGAACCATTCCAACCCCAAGACCCACCTCAGGAAACAAAATGGGTTAATTACGAACCAGATGAAGATGGTGAATGGTCAACCTTTGGTAAATTTTTGTTATATCTTGGTGGGTTTTTTATGATGGGAATTCCATTAATGTTAGGTAGTTTTTTGGGTATGTTTATGCCAATTTATTCAATTATATATCCATTATTTGCAACAGGTACAGTTGGAGGCAAACCTTATAACTTTGGTAACTTCTTTACAGATATGTTAAAATTTAAGAAACATATGATTATGTATTACTTTTCTTTTAATGTTATTGTGGGCGCTTATAATTCAGGTGAAAACGGACCAGCCACAGCACTCACAGCTTTATTGGCAATTTTATTTATTTGGGTATTTGATAAAATGTTTGGTGTATTTACGCCTTATGACTGGGAGAAAAATGATAGCAAGGTTATGACCGTTATGACAGGGGATATACCAAGTCCTGTTTCTCCTTCTAAACCTTCTGGCACTGGTTCGGGAGTTAGGCCTGTTCCAACATCACAACAAGTTGAACCAACTGCATCAGGCTTAGAAGAAGGAGCAGAAGCAGGAGCAGATCAAACAAATCAACAAGTCGGAGAAGTACAATTAGAAAATGCGCCAATAGACCCATCATCAATAGCGAATCAACCTACAGCAGGAGCACAAATACAAGTCCCAGGAGCACAACCACCAATTCCAGGAGCAGGACAACCACCAGTCCCAGGAGCACAACCACCAGTCCCAGGAGCACAACCACCAATTCCAGGAGCAGGACAACCAATTCCAGGAGCAGGACAACCACCAGTTCCAGAAGAAGCGCAACCTCAATTAGCAGCACAACCACCACCAGTAGCAACAGCAAGAGCAACAGAGGGAGGAGATCAAAAATTATCAGGAGGTGAAAAACGTAATGAAGGGATGGTAGGTTTTGCTAAAAGAATATTTGACACTTTGCTACTTAAACCAATAATGGATAACCCAGAAAAAAAAGGTGGAAAAGCTAGTAAAAATATGAAAACAAGAAAAATCCAATAAGGCTTTATAGACAAAAACAACAAAACAATATAAAATCATATTTTATATTCTTTATTATGAGCAAACCCAAACAAGGACAACAACTCCCATTTGTAAGTATATGTACACCAACATTTAATCGCCGTCCTTTTATTCCAATAATGTTAAAATGCTTTGATCATCAAACTTATCCCAAAGATAGAATGGAATGGATCATTATTGATGACGGCACAGATAAAGTAGAAGATCTTTTAAAGAACCATCCACAAATCAAATACTTCAAATATGATGAGAAGATGACCTTAGGAAAAAAACGCAATATAATGCATCAAAAGGCTCAAGGTTCCATTATTGTTTATATGGACGATGACGATTATTATCCTCCAGAGCGAGTTTCACACGCAGTGGAAACATTGAGAAACAATCCAGGCGCACTGTGCGCAGGTTCAAGTGAAATGTATATTTATTTCAAACATATTGGACAAATGGTTCAATTCGGACCGTATGGACCCAATCATTCTACTGCAGCCACTTTTGCATTTAGACGTAGTCTCTTAAAAACCACCAAATACGATAATGATGCTTGTTTAGCGGAGGAGAAGGCGTTTTTAAAAGATTATAGTGTGCCATTTGTTCAATTGGATCCATTGAAGTCCATATTGGTTTTCTCTCATAATCACAATTCATTTGATAAGAAAACCTTATTAGAAAACAAAACCGACCCCAATATAAGATCAACTACCAAAATAGTTGACGATTTTATAAAGGAACAAGATATCAAAAAGTTTTTTATGGAAGATATTGAACAATTATTGGAAAACTATGAACCAGGGGATCCGAAATATAAACAAGACGTATTGAAACAAATAGACGAACTTACAGTAAAACGCCAAAAAATGATGGAAGAAATGCAAAAACAACATACTGCAAATCCTCTTTACCCGAAAATAATGGAACAAGTTCAAATTATCCAGCAACTATTTACAGAGAATAATGATTTGAAGGAGAAAATCAAATATATGGACGAAAAAATGAAGGAACTCTTAGTTCAGTCTATTAAAGATCGCAAAGAATTGCAAATTCTTAAGTCAAGCAAACCACCTAGCGTTTAATATGAGAATCAATATACTTTATATAAACTAACTTAAAGATAAACCACATTATAATGTATCAGTACAAGCAATCCAAAACAATGTGGCAAGACGAACATTTAGAGAACGCAGATGATTTATCCCTTGATTCAAATAACCGTCGCAAGGTCAATGATCTTGTGAAGGACAAGAGACGACACAAGATTAAAAGGGTGAATCACGAAGGTAGATTAAAGACAATTGAGATTTTTGGTTCAGGTCCTCAGGACTGTACAATCAGAAATGCAGTGAGTGGTTTTAGATATGAAGGACACAAGGTTGGATCATTGAATGAAGACTTATACTTCAAGGTGAGGTTGGTGACAGGTGAGGTAGGACCAGGAGTAGAATCTCCGACACTGTTCTACGATGATCCAGAGCAGTATGAGAACCATTTGTTTGAGGATATTTCACAGGAAATCAAAGAAAAGTGGCATAAGAAGTTTTTTGGCGCAAAGTATGGATTATCAACTTCTAGTTAAATAGTTGTATACCTCTACAAAAATATTAAAAATATTAAAAATATTAAAAATGTGAATAAGATTATGAATAATATTATATTATGCAAAAATAATATAATATAGCAATATAGAACTAATAGTCTTATGATAGTAAATATGTGCATTTTATTTTATCTCTTTTTTGTGATTACAAATAATCTTTATGTCAAGAATTTTTTAAATGATATTCAAGGAATGGATGAAAGAAACTTTACCAATGAAATTATTATTTCTGATAAAGAATTATTGGAAAACTTTTATAAAAAGGACTTGCTTGATAAATTATCAAACAATAACTATAGTTTAGACGAAAAAATAAATATGATATCTAATTGGCGTTTGTTAGAAGATAAACTTAGCATAGAAGATATTAAATCTTTAAATATTAAGGCTGGATGGTTGATGAATGATTGGGAATTTGAACAATTCTAATATCAAGAATAAATTCTAATCGCAACATTCATTTTGTAGAGAACCCTGATCATCTTCAATAATTGCATCATCTGGGAAATCTTCAGCATCTTCTTTTGTATATTTTTCCAAGTATCTATAAATGCGATTGATGTCCAACTTGGAGATTTCATAATTCTCTAAGAATCCTGATATTTCAATGTCCTGATATTTATTTCTTAAATCCAAGAAAAAAGAGAAAATATCTTTCTTGTCCATTCCTAAAACCTGACATAAATTTTGAATGAAGAGGGAATTATTGTATTCAGTGGAATATTTTGTCAACACTTTGGTAAAACGGACTTCGGTTGGATTATAGTTTGCCTTTTTCGGGAAGGTTTCGTGATACAATTTATTATTTTTAAAGGTTTTTATGAGAGAACTCATTTCATTGAATTGCCAAATTTGTTTTTGAAAGGTAATCCGATCAATATAATCGGCAAAACACATATTATTCAATAATTTTACATAAAATGGTATTGCGATGCTCTTATCAGTTTTTCCTAAAACGTCAATAATATTTTCGTGCCATAATAAACCGACAATGGTCCGATCCGTTTCATTCATAATAGTTAGATGATCATTCAAAAAATAGGAATTATTGATCAGTTTTTGAGTAATTTTCTTAGTATCATCATTATATGATTTTAATTCAAATATTTTTTCAATATTGTTATTTTTCAAAATACTTTTATCATTATCGTAAATGCTTATTATATGAGTGAGCTTGCGCAAATCAAATTGAACATATTGTATCATACTTTTCATCATTTTTGAGTCAATTTGTGGCATCAGTGACTTGACAATATTTGTCATTTGTGGTTGTGTGGGGGATTTGAGTTCAACTACGAAACACACTTTCATTAGCTCCTTGATTTTCTTATCAATATGGTAATTGCCGATACATACAATAGGATTCATTGTCACTTCTTCTTTCTTCTGTTTTTTCGTTTTTTTTGGTCGGATCAGTTTGATCAATGTATTAATTCCGCCTTTGTCGCCATTATTCATACCATCAATTTCATCCATTACTATGGCGATCTTTTGCACCTTTTTATGAAACATACTCATAATATTTTTATCGGACATATTATGCTTAGTAATCGTTTCAATAATACTCTTATTACGAACATCTCCTGCGTCATACTTGACGACATCGTAATTCAGTTCTTTCAACAAATTCGTGACAAATGTCGTTTTTCCAGTGCCTGGCTCACCATAAATATAAATTCCTTTTGTTAATAGCAAATTTTGTTTTTCTAATTCAAAAGTTTTTAAAAAATTTTTGATTTTATTAGCGCTTTCTTCGCGCTCCAAGAGTTGATTCATATTTAATTCATCCATTTTCTTTTTATTATCTTAACAAGATTCTTTTTATGTTGATTTTTACTCACAACATTTGAACCATATAATGCTGATTGAATCATTTGTCTGCATTTATTTGACTCATATACCAAGCAATAGTCCATTAAAAAATACAAATAATTTATATAGTTCTTTTCTTTATAGTAATAATTCTGAAAATGAAGCCAATGTCTGTAGTTTTCTTTGAGGACTTGACAGAAAACGAAGCTGTTATCTCTGCGAACAATATCTCGGACATAATTATCATATTGGTGTTTGACATTGCATAAATAATATTTAATAGATGGGTGAAACAAACTATAATAAGATTTATTCAAGGTTACGAGGACAACTGGTCGTATGTAGTCAAAAACAATATTTATTAATTCTTGTGGTAATTGTTTGACATTTGATAATAATAGTTGATTTTGTTCTTGTTTTGAGTTTGAGTTTGAGTTTGAGTTTTCGTTGATTGGCTTCATTGCTATACTATTACTAGAATTAACTTTATACAAAAATCAATATTGTTTGTATAAAGTATTATATTTTGAAAAGTTATTAATATTTTATTATGTTTGTTCAGGTTCATCTGGTGTGCAAGGGTCGGTTTTTCCGTAACCATAGTTAATACCATCCCACCAAATCTGATGATCATTTGACCATTTGTATTTGCTACAATCATCCATTGAACTAAAATCTTGAGAATAAAATTCTTTACCACCATCTGGGTCTGGGAATCCTGTACCTAACTTGTGCACATTAACGCAGACGCTGTTACCAACTGAGTCCACCCAATAATCGGGACAGTCACTAATAAGAGGTGGCCATTCTACCTCACTTTTAGAATAGCTCAAGAAGACAATAATCAAAATAACAGAGATAATAAAAAGTCCGCCTGTAACCATTAAAACGATGCCTTGAAAATTTGCCATTGTATAAAATAAATACATATAATTTTTTCTATAAGTCTAATATAAATGAGTTGTTCAAATATTGTATCAAATGGGAGAGTGGATATTAATGGTCCTAAAACCAAGGATCTATTTAATATTTATGATAAAATACCTGCGAAGCAATGTGCAACTTTAAGAAATCCTACGGAGGGACTATGGGATAATACTTCTCTCTCCGATACTTTTTTCTCTCAACAAAATATTCAGATCATTCAGAATGGAATACGCGCCGGTGTTTATCATATGTCTAAAGGTCAATATGTCATTGGAAATCAAGAATGTGACACATTAAAAATAATTATGCGAAGTTTGTTCTTGCAATACGCAGCGAATCAACCTGATAATATTAAGAAACAAGTGGAAGAGTTGAATAAGATGGTTCTAGATTACTGTATTCCTCAAGTATATGGTGAGGCACACGGTTATCACAAGTATATTGTTGACGCAAGCACAATGTACACACCGATTGCTCATCCTATTATGTCATCTAATAATGATAAGCAGCTAGGTTTGAATCCTTGGTTCTAAATCCACCTACTACCCTTCGGGTTAAGGTGGAGCCAAATACCATAATAGTTTTGCTCCACTTTTCTAAAAGTGGAAAAGTGGATAAGTTGAATTGGATAAATTTTTTGCTCCACTTTTTCTAAAAGTCTAAACTATGATCTACCCCAATTATTATTTAATGGTTACTTCAGGTCTTTTTAGTATTCCAATTTATTATTCTATTATTAAGAAGAAATATACGTTGTCTGCAGTTACAACAGCTGCAATGTTTTGTTCAGTAATTTATTGGTATAAACCAGAAGAAGGACCTTATAAAACCGCTGATTTAGTTATGAGCAAAGTAAGTGGTTTCATTTATTTTGCATATGGAGTTTATAATATTAACAATCATTTTGGGAGAATGATAGGATATTCAAATATGGCATTGATGTTGAATTGTTATAATGCATCTTGTACATTATATAACTTGAACAATCCATATTGGGTTTATTATCATATGTCCTTTCATTTGTTTACAATTGTTGGTAAAATGTTTGTTATTGGAATTTCTAACTGAAATGCCATATTTTCATTTCTCTCTTTCCCAACTTTAGAAAAGGTAAAATAAAAATATAATATGCGTTTATATTATTATGTGGGCTTGTTTTTTCATTTCTTTTATCCTCTTTGTTCTTTTGACTCCAGGAATCCTTCTTCGTCTTCCTCCTAAGGGTGGTAAGCTTACTGTAGCAGTTGTTCACGGCATTGTTTTAGTTGTTCTACTTCGTTTAATTATGTGGTATTACAAAAAAAACTATGAAGGTCTTAGGGGCGGTGGAATTATGCCTCAATTTATGTAAATAGAAATCATAAAATTACCAATAATATAAATTATAATCTAAGATTATATTATTATGAACCATTTGTTTTGTTTGTTTATTATTGTTCTCTTTGTCCTTTTGACACCTAACGTTCTTCTTCGTCTTCCTCCTAAGGGTGGAAAGTGGACAGTTGCTATTGTTCACGGTCTAGTGTTTGCCTTCATCCTTCACTTTGCTTATATGTATTATTTTAAGAGCCGTGAAGGTGCTGAAACAATGCCTACTACAATGCCTACTACAATGCCTACTGCTATGCCTACTGCTATGCCTGCTACTATGTCTGCTTCTGGAATGCCTGCTACAATGCCTTCTGGAATGGTTAAAGCTCCTACAAAGAAAGGAATGATGTAAAAATAACCAACCTATTTCCTGGTTTTCTTACCAGATTTTGATTTTTTGCCTTTTTTTGATTTTTTAGTTTTTTTTGACTTCTTGTCGGGTATTAATTTTTTAGACTTTTTAGACTTTTTAGACTTTTTAGATTTTAAATTTCTACTTTTTTTTAGACCCTTGCCTAAAGAAGTTAACAATCTAGCAGGAGTAATAGATTGAATCAGATCATCTATTTCAGGATTTTTTCCATAAATATCTTCATCATATGTAATGAAATAATAACATCTAAATGTCACAATTACATCATTTAATGCATTATGTAATTTTGATTCAACAGGTGGATATCCAAATAAATGTTCATAAAGTTGATTCAATCTAGGAAATTTGTAATAACTCTTGCCAATAGGACTTCTAGCTTCAATCTTGCAAATATCTGTTCCCATGTCCGCCGTGCATACAAATTTTTTAGATGATTGCATTTCAACAAATTCATCCAAATATTCTCTATTATCTGCAGATAAATGCAAATGCATCAACTCAGCTAGAACCATATTTTTATCATACTCAACATTGTGACCGACAACAATATTTGCACTTTTATAAGCTTCCAAAAAACGATTTAATGCCAATTGTAATGGTACTGTTTTTCCCATTGTAACCGCTTTTTGTTGCTCTTTTAGCGCATTTGTTATTGTATAATGTGATTCAGGATCACTTAAAAATGTGTGAACAATTTCTTGCGGCAAATCAATATAGTCATCAAAAGGAGTGAATTCATTACTTTCAGTATCATATAAAATATAACTAATCTGAATAATATTGTTCCATTTTGGAGACCAATCAGACCATGAAGCTAAACTTGGTCTTGTAGAAAAAAGTTGCGATTTTAATTGATCAACAGATTTTCTCTCTTCTGCTGTTTTTCTAGACATTTTCATCAAAGGAGTGAATCCAGTTGTTTCCGTATCAAACACTAATATAATAGGCATTTTATTATCTATTATATTATGTAAATATTTTTAGTAAACCAAAAATTTATTTGAGACTATTGAAAAAATAAGTTAAATAGCCTTGAATTCCTGCAAATATTATCATAACAATAAAAATAACTAAAAAATCTGGTCCGCTTGGTAGTTTAAAATCAGCCTTGACATTTGCATTCATTCTACCAATGTTGTAGTGGATCATATTTTCAAACATATTCACAAAAATATATACAATGAATGAAACAATGATTAAATGAACATTTTTACCAGTAAAAATATACATATATATTTTGTATATTATTAATTATTTTTGTTTTTTGTTTTTTGTTTTTTGTTTTTTGTTTTTTTTATAAAAATATCAATATTAAATTTATTCAAATTTTTTATTTACACAACACTGAGCTTGGTTACTTTCTTCACTTTCTTCGCCACAGTTCCACTCATCATTCTCTCTTTCTCTTCTTTGAACTTTACGAATTCTTGTGCAAGATCGTCCAATTCATAAGTCCACATTTCTTGTACAGATGTTTCTTGCACCTTCTTTAACTCCACCTCTTTTGTTCCACGCTCTTTCTCCAACTTGGCTACATTTTCTTCAGTGACACTGTCCATCGGCATCTTAGTCAAATATTTGTAGTCTTCATCATCATCTATCACATCGTAACCTTTCTCCTCTAACATTTCAATCACCTGATCTTTCTTTTTGAAACGCAAATCAATGGTACCGTCCAAGTTCTCCTTGATATAACGCGCCTTGTTGGAAAGCAGTAACAGCTCGGCACTAAGAGCTTCTACCAAATAGTCCTTGCGATCTTGATACATTGTCAGACGCTTCTCATAGTAGTCGTCAATGATTTGTGCAATATTATTATATTTCTTCAGTTGCTCATCTGCATCAAACAAGTGCATATTTCTCAGACTTCCACTCGTGAAGAGCTTGAACACCTTCTCTAATTCATTGGTGCCATTTTCATAGGTCTTGGCCTCCAGTTCTTCTAGCTTACCTTTGGTCAAGGTGATCGTGAAATCCACAGTAGTATCTTTGCTCATATCGTCATAGTCTTTGACTACAGGAACAATCTTCTTTCCATCTTTATCTGTTGTCTCTGTTAAATTCTCCAAGAGCTCCTTGAAGTCGTCTGTCCAAAATCCGACAGGCAGTTCAGTGACTTGAATCTTATCGGCCGCCACTTTCTTGTAAATTCCCTTGAACATATATTTTTGGTCATCTACTTTGATTGTCTGACCAGTGAAGCCGTCGTAGTAAGGTGCAAAGTCAAATGAAGATTGTTCAACAGTGTTTTGTAACTTCGCCTTCAAATAAGCCATAATCTCCATTGGATTATAACACAAAATTTCTGTGCTGAATCCAGTGCCGATGCCCTTGCAACCGTTCACTAAAACCATCGGAATAATCGGAGCATAGTAGACTGGCTCAACTGGAAGACCATCATCATCCAAGTACTGCAAGATATGATCATCTGCTTCAATAAAGATTTTACGCGAAATCTTGGACAATTGTGTGTAGATATATCTTTCAGATGCACTATCTTTGCCGCCTTGCAAGCGAGTACCGAACTGACCATTTGGCATAAACAAGTTGATGTTGTTGGAGCCGACAAAATTCTGTGCCATCCCGACAATTGCAGAATTTAGAGATGCCTCACCGTGATGATAACCAGAATGCTCAGAAACGTAACCAATGAATTGCGCGACCTTGATCTCAGTAGTAAGATTCTTCTTCAATCCTGAATAGAAGATCTTGCGTTGACTTGTCTTGTGACCATCCATCAAGTTTGGAATACTGCGATCGCAATCGTATTTGGAGAAGTGGATGAACTCGCGTTCAATGAAATCGTCGTAAGTCACCATATCCTGACTGGTTGACAGGTGCTTGTTGCGATCATAGAGTTCCAACCAGTCCTTGCGATCATCCGCGCGTTTCTTGTTGAAGACCATATCAATCGCTTCATCACTGCTCTTGCCCTTGGATTCAAATCCGATGACCTTCTTCTTCTCAAAATATTCGCGGAATTCTTTGCCAGTACTGGTACCCAAACCTTTATAATATTTGACTTTCCAGCCTTTGGCATCATTGGCCTGTTTCCAATCTTCGTATTCACCGTCATTGTAGAATACCAACTCTTGAGATCCCTTGCGCGCCTTCAAAATCGGAGTGTTCATAAATCCGATGAATCCAGGAATGAGTGCCAACGAAGGCCACTCGGAATGAAACAAGTTGATACAGAGACCTTTGATATGTGAACCATCCAAATCCTGATCCGTCATAAAGAGGACTTTGCCATAACGCAGCTTCTTGTTGACATCGGCCAATGATGCATAAGATTCGCCAGTTACTAGACCCAATATCTTCTTGATTTCGGAGATCTCTTTGTTTTCACCGATTTTCTTGATGGACTCGCCACGCACATTTAGGAGCTTACCCTTGAGCGGATAGACACCAATGTTGTTGCGGTCTTCAGAAGATAGACCAGAGACAATACCGGCCTTGGCTGAGTCTCCTTCGCAAAGAATGATCATACACTGACTTGACTTTTCTGTACCAGCCCAGTTCGCATCAATGAGCTTTGGAATACCGCGAATATTTTTGCTTTTAGTTCCGTCGGTTTTCTTGGCGGCTTTGGTTTCCTTGACATCGTTGATTGCACACGCTGCATCCATCACTCCCATCTTTGCGACCTTCTCAATGAACTTATCTGTGACAGTACACGATGAACCGAACTTGGAACTTGGTGTGTTCATAAAGTCCTTGGTCTGACTGTCAAATGCTGGATTCTCAATGTCGCAACGAATAAACAAGATGAGCTGCTCTTTGATGGAGTTCGGATTCACTGTGACCTTCTTCTTCTTCTCAATGAATGCAATGAGCTTTCTTGTGATCTGATTCAAAATGTATTCCACGTGCTTTCCGCCCTTGGAAGTGTAAATACCATTGACGAATGAGATCTGTACAAACTCGTGACTAGGCGAAAGTGCGACGGCATATTCCCAGCGTGGTCCTTCCTCTTCATAAACGCGAGGCGCATCACCTTTCGCACCAATATACAAGTCAATGTACTGCTGGAAATTCTTGACAGGTACAAGCTGCTGATTGTATTTCACCTTGAGTGACTTGTCTGTTACTGCTGAAATATCGTAGACGCGCTTCTTCAAGAGCTGGATCATTGATGACGATAATCCAGTGAGACCAAGACGAGCATAATCAGGTTTGAAAGTTATCTTGGTATAAGGCTTGGTTTTGCACTTAGTGATGCTCGGCTTCCCAATGACATCCAAGTTATTACTGAATTCTTGGACATACTTGAGACCACGGATATGATCAACTGTCTCCACAGATCCGTAAGTGGACCAAATGAGGACGAGCTTGAATCCGAAACCGTTCTTACCACCAACGATCTTCTTCTCAGTCTTATCGTAGTTGGTACTGGTGCGCAAGTGACCGAAGATGAGTTCAGGAATCCAGACCTTGTACTCAGGATGCTCCGCTACATCAATGCCATTACCATCGTTGGTCATTACAATCGTACCATCATCTCCAATGCTGATATCAATGTAAGATACTGGGATCGCATTTTCTTGACCAGATGCAACCGCTTGCTGCATTCTGATGACGTGATCTCTGCAATTGACAATTCCTTCATCAAACAGCTTGAACAAGCCAGGAATATAATCAACAATTGTCTCTACTTGAATTTTCTCATTGTCATTACTTATGACCCATTGCTCAGAATCTATTTTCTCTATGGACCCGACATATGTATCTGGATTATCCAGAATATGCTGCTTATCAGTCTTCTGCTGATACTTAGCAGATAATTGATCAGATGTGGTTGCTTTAGCTTTGGACGACATACTGTATATTGTACAATCATAAGTTATGTTTAAATGTAATTCAATTTTTTTTATGTCTTCGGTTTCTCTTTGTTTTCTTTGTTTTCTTTGTTTTCTTATGCATTCTTTTAGACTTTTTATGATTTATTGACTTTTTATGATGTTTACCAGCTGTTTGATCAATTTTTCTTTTTCTGTTTCCTAAAATAGATTGGATGTTAGTAATATATGGTACTGAAAAGTCAATTCTTCCTCCTAAACTTTGTTCAACCTGACTAAGTTGCTTATATTTTTCACTTCCATACATAACATTAATTGAAAAAGGTACTGATTTTACTTGTTTTTGGTTATCATCAGTAGTATAATTTATGGAAAGACCATTAGAATTTAAAAATTTAAATGGACCACCAGGTACAGGTTCAGTATTACCTTCTATATAATACAAAAATTCTTGACCTTGGACAAATTCTTTTACTTTTTCTTTAATCTTTTGTATTTTACTTTGTTCCACGTCATGATCCTGAATCCATTCGTTTACGCGAGGATCTAGTACTGTTGGCATTAATGGTTCGTGATAATATTTTTGTTTCTTCAATCTTTTTTCTTCTTCAGGCGTGTACATTATATTATATAAAAATATTAATATTAACTAATTATTATAATAAGTTACACTCTAAAGAAAATTAACGAATCAAACCATTTATTTGTATTTGTATTTTTAATTTTATAAAATGCGCATTTAGAACATTTTGATAAATCCATAAAAAATAAAATAACAAACGAAAGTATGTACACATTAATTAAACAAAGCAGACCTTTTTCAAGAAAAGTGCGTGGCCTCTTAATAGCAGCATTAGCGAGGGATTTATTAGCCAATTCAGATCCTAATAGCTTTCTTTATCAAAAATACGAAGAAAATGTGAAATGTGTTTGCCAAAGTAGCGAAAAAACAACTCCAGAATCAGCTGCACTAAATGGGCAAGATAATTCACAAGTGCAAAACAACGTGAACACAATATTATTTGTTCCAGGCGGTCGCACTCAATTTGGCAATTTTTTAACAAATGCAGCATTAATGGCTTATTTAGAAGAAAGAAAGAATAATCCAAGTCTAGGTGAAAACGCGTTTATAGATGGTCGCACAAATTTCAACGGACAATTTGAAGGTCAACCAGGTGGAATTCAAGGTCCTTTAAGAATTAGGAATAGATTTTGATAATTCATAAATTTAAACTGCCATAATTTAGAAGAAGAATCCAAAATCTTTGGACTATTCTTCTTATTTTTGAGTTAAGAAAAAGATGTTTAGAGAGAAAAAGTATTCTAACACAAACAATACCTTTCACGAAATATTATTTTCTCCTTTTATTTTATAATGACAGCCTATACAAAGAACGCTCATGGTCACTATATGATTAAGGGAAAGAAGTACGAGATGCTTGTTGGTTCTCGCGCCCAAGTTTACCACGGAACTGCTTACAAGACAAGTGGTGGTCTTAAGAAGACTGATATTCTTATGAACAAGAATGGTCGTATTGTTTCTAAGGCCAAGCACACCACCGCCAAGAAGGAACGTCGTCTTGTCAAGGCCGGTTACGGAACAAAGAAGGGAAAGTTCGGATTTGTTCTTCTTGGAAATAAGGGATCTAAGAAGGGATCCAGAAGCCGCAAGCAACGCGGAGGTAAGGGTGCATATGGTAATGCGTTCAATCCTGAGATGATTGGACAAGATATGCAACAACAAATGTAAATAACGAACCAACCATAAAACATACAAAGTATAATAATTATACTGGATGATGAATCCAATTAATTCCTATAAATTTCTCAAACTCAATAAAGTTTGATAAGTTTGAATACAAATACTTTTCAAAGAATTTCTTACTCACCACGTATTTTGCATCATTCGTCAGCTTCTGAAGGGAGCAAAAGTTATAATAATAATCATATGCGGCATCAAAGGATATTAATGAATCTTGAATACTTGTTGTTTGCGTCAATAAATTCTCCTTGAACGCATTCAATGCTATACCAATGTCACCCCACTTGTCCCATAATTTGCACTGAATATTTAGTACATATTTATGTTCAGCGATCTCCACATTAGGATAAAAATGTTCAATAATCTTCAATACATTATGCTCACTTATATTTGAGTTATTTCCTTTATTTTTGTAATTCCATTTCTTGAACAAGGTACACAGTTCATCAATTTCAAACTCATTATCTTCATTGTAATGGCTCTGGACAACAATATTGGAGTCCCAGAAATCCAAGAAGATGTTCACAAGCGGCATATACATACTAGCAACATTGCAAAAAGAATCAGTCGCCTCATCATATTTAAACCTTTCTTTCAAAAGTGTCTTCAAATTATTGGAGTAAATCATATTGGGGAGAGAAGACTTGGATATAAATAACTTCCAAATATAATGCATATTTTTCCAATTCAGTTTGACGCCACTTTCTGATGGACATATTTGAATGGAATGCTCAATAAACAAATCTAATATTTCGTTTTCACTATTGTTCTTTAAAAAAAAAGTATAAGACTTGAATTCATCGCTCACATTGTTTTGAAGAAAGGTCTCTGCACTTCCATAACGGTTTGAGTAATGGGCTGCAACGCATAAGAGATCAAGTCCAATATGTTTTATAATATCAACCCACATACCGGAGTTAAGTTTGTCATTCATTTTTAATATGCGACAAAATTCATATTTATATGTGTCGTGGTATTTTGTAACAAAATTATTGCAAATATTGGTTAGTCCAGTTGCCAAATAAGAAATGTTTTCAATTTGTGCTAATAAATATTTGCGTGTTTTTGGTTTAATAAAATGCATATTTTCACTGCTCTTTTTTAAAATATTATCTCCTATTATCGTCAAGAAATATTTTGCCTCATTTTTACTTTGAAAAATGGCAGGATACAAATGATTTAGCACATTTTGAATAGTCTCCGTTTCGGGAATAGACTTGAATAAATTGCGATCCTTGATCTGCTTGATAATATTAACCTTGGTTTTGTATTTCCACTGCATTAGAGTGCGATCTTTTGAAATATTAGATAACAAGTTGTGCTGAATATCGTCTTCTTTGACAATGCTATAGTTTTTTCCATCATATTGATAGAAGCAATTGTTTCCAGATAAGAAGAAATATTGGTTTTTGGATAAGAAGATCTGAATGAATTGTTGCTGCTCTTGAGAGAGAAATTGTGCGCGTTCAATTCGCTTTTCGTGGTTTTTGTCTTCATTTTCAAGCGTCACTGGAAGAATATTATGTATATGATATTTTAGCCTGGCTGCCATATAAGGATTGTCCTTGTATTTTTCATACAATGTGGATATTTTTGCTGAATATTCTTCAATTACAGAGGATTCTTCTACTAAGTCACACATTCCATTTTATCAGGGTTAAGTTTTTAAATCTTAATATATATTATTAATAAATGACAAAGACAAAGTCAAAAACCAAGACCAACACTAAGCATATAACCAAGATATTATTAAGATACTTGCCAAAAAGTTTGACAAGAAAAGACAGAAAAAATCAAGGCAAAATGTTGTTGAAATCCAGGAGACTTTATAAAAAGGGTCACTATTTTTCACGTAAGGCTTTGAAAAGCTTCAAGTCTCAAAAATCTCAGCATATTAAGGATGCAGAGAAGTTATATCATTTGGACAAAATTGTTGTTAATGATGAACTTTCTAGAAAAACAAAGTGTAGTAAACAAGCATTAGCTAAAATAGTGAACAAAGGGGAAGGTGCGTATTTTTCGTCGGGATCAAGACCGAATCAAACAGCACAGAGTTGGGGCATTGCGCGTTTAGCGAGTTCAATTACTGGTGGTAAAGCAGCAACAATAGATTATTCCATTTTGGAAAAAGGCTGTCAAAAAGGCAGCATTGCGCTAAAACTTGCAAAAAAGGCGCAACA